TATACACTAATACGCTTGGTTTGTCAAGTCTTTTTTTAACTTCCTACTTGAGGACCGAAATCATTTTGTACTGCTTTCATCTGTGCTGTCCCGACGGTCATATAATCTATCTGAAATGTGACATCAGTGACGACTGGTTCTGGATTCTCATTATTGAATCCAATTTCCCCAATCATTGTAGGAAACATACCATGAAATGTGAATATTATATCATCATTAGGATTCTTATTATTTGATAGGACGTGAAGTGAACCTGTAAATTTTAAATCATCAAGATTTGCTTTTCGTTTTCTCACATCAGGATTAGAAGATTCTAGCAAGACATCAAGCAATTGAATGTAATTTTGGTAATCTTCGTCAACAAGAAATGTCACCACAAACGGAGCATAGACTGCTGTATTTGACGGTATGTAAGTCTGACCATGGACAGGGTGTCCAATCATAACTTCATTAGTGCTGATAGTTGGGATATTACAAGTTTGAACCCAGAAATCCACATCAGGAATCTTTGCTAGATTCAAGACGTAATTGGTCGCCCTTGCAGTGTTATATTTCTTTGGTTTGATTATTTCGCTCATGTAAGTATTTATAAGAGAAAAAATACTCCAACAGTAGAGAGTGCACCGCAGACACGAGATGCCCTAGCGGAATACCCATATAGAACAAATGCTTCTTCAAGCAAAAGATATGTGAGAATTACTACAAAGGAAATTGCAAGTAAAAGCATCTCAAATTGGGATGTTGGATAGATTATCATATGCTAATATTTAGTAAATAATGCACATTTATCTGCTGTGACATATTGACGCACAGGTTAGCGCCCAATAAAAAACCCCCTTTCGGGGGTCTCTTACGGTTAACTAAATAACCATCCTAAGGTAGTAGGAACTATCTTAACACTTACAATCCAGCAACTGCGAAAGTTCTGAAGTAAGGGTTAGCACCAGCAACACCAGTAGCAAACGGGTTATGAGTAAGACCATAACGAGTTTTGAAACCAATACGTGGTTGAAAGTCTTCTTCGCCAATTGATTTCATCAACTGAAGAGGAACGTATGGGCAGTAGAAAAGACCAGCGTCATACATGTTAGAACCTTTGAAACCTACAGTAACATAGTCACTAGCGGCAAACTGGTCGATAAATACTTTGTATTTTCCGCCAAGAACACCAGCAAAAGTGCTGTTAGTTACGTCAGGTTGCATGCCGTTGTCAAGTCCCATGTTAGGAACATCCATCGCGCCAACCATATCTAATGCAGATGCAACATCAGCAGATACGATTAACCAGTTGCCTTTACCGCGACCAGTTTCTTTAGCAATAAGATTTGACTCTTTGTTGATTTGAGTCAATAATGACTTGTAACGTTCACCACCCCAACGGGCGCCTCTGTTATCAAGAGCATCAGCAACATCAAAAGTACCAGCAAGAGTTGTACCCGCTAGAGCACCACCAGTTGCTTGACTGTTGATTTTAGCAATAACTTCACGGTCAATCTCAGCAAGAATTTCACTAGAAAGAATAGATGCTAATTCATTTTCAGCATCCAAACCATGGATTGCTTTCAAATCTTGAGCAAGTTCTAAAGAGTATTTTGCTTTTAATGCACGAGTTTTTGCTTCAACTGAACTTTTCTCAATAGAGAAAGACATTTCAGCATATGCCGCGCCAGTTCCACCAAGAGTTTCACCAGCGGCAGTAGTCATGTCGCCCGAGAATGCAGTGTTAGGAGCGCCCGCAGGAAGTGTAAGTGCTTCTGCGCCAGTGCTTGCTTCGCCAGTGTAATGAGACTTCATTGCAAAGATAAGTCCAGTAGGACCGCTCATTGGTTGAACACCGATTGTGTCAAATGCAATTAACTGAGGCATAGTTCTGCGTACTAATGAGATTAAAACTGGATCCCAGTTATCTACATTACCACCAGTAACGTTTGCTTCGTCAAGTGCTTTTTGTTGATTTTCTAAAAGACGTAAAGTGATTGCTGATTTGGTAGCATCTTTAATTGCAGGTAATTCTGCATGCTCCATTACAGGTGCCCACTTATCTTTAATTTCTTCTGATAAAAACATTGTATGTTTCTCCTTTTATAAGATATTAAGCACCGAAGATGCTTTTATTTTTAGTATTACTAAGTGATTCCACGATGCGTTTCATAGATTCGCTCATTTCCCCACTTTCCTTTTCATTGACCTTAGTTTGGGCAACTTCGGCAATAACTTCTTCTTTTGCGTTCTCTGATGGAAAGTAAGTTTCCTTCAAAGTAGTCAATTTTTCTGTGTAGTCTTTAGATGATTCAAATTCTACACCTTCAGCAAGAGTCTTTAATTTCTCTACTTGGGTTAGAGTCAAATCTTCAGAGATTTCACTGAAAATCTTTGCGGCATGAGCAACATTTAATGCTGTTCTTGCTTCAACGTTTTTGTCGATTTCTTCGTCAATAGAAACTTTTAATGCATCAATTTCTTTTGCTTGTTCGTCAACTACGTTATATTTTTCTTCTGGAATTTCAATATAATGTTCTGCAAACAAATCTTGCATTCCACCAACAAAACCTTCTAGAATCTGATTTTTCAATCCTGCTTCTACAGATAGTTTGTTTTCGGTCATCCATTCCTCAATCATGTAATCGAGATAATCGTTTAATTTAGAAGATACCTCAGCAAGGACTACTTCAGACTGTTCGACTAATTTCGCTTCGAAAGTTTCTTCGATTGAAACTAACTGCTCTTTGACTTTTGCTTTAACAGCAGTTTCAAAGACCAAAGTAGTTTTTGCTTTGAAGTCTTCAGATAGTTCTTGACCTGCAAACAGGGCATTAACGTCTTCAGTCACATCTACTGTGATTTCAACTTCTTCTTTTGCTACTTTTTTGGAAGTTTCATCAACTTCGTCTTCTTCGTCTTCGTCAGATTCATCGCCGTCTTCTTCGTCTTCATCTTCCATTACTTCGCCGCTTCCAGCGATTTTTTTCTTTTTGGTTTTTACTGCTTTTGCTTTTGGATCGCTTGCTTCTACGACTTCATCTGACTCTTCGGCAACCATTTCTAGTTCACCTTTTTCAATCATTTCTTCCGCTTCAGCAACCGTAACAACAGTGCTAGACTCAGAAGATTCGGCAACGTATGCTTCCTTCCCTTCGTCTAAAACTAACAGTTCGCCAGTTTCCGTTTTTAACTTCATTTAGGTTCTCCTAAAAATTGGTTGTATAATAATCAGTCAATAAAGACTATCTTCTTTAGATAATATTTATAAAACTAATAACCTCTAAACTCGCTAATATAATGCAATATCTGCTATATATCTATAACTTTGCAATAAAGTCTGCGAATATCCTTGCTTCTAATCCACTAAGTTGTGATTTAGTCGCCTTTTTAATAGTCTCATGCATTTGTTCAATGTCACGTTCTATTATAATGCCATTGTCCCAAACCCATTCTTTACCTTCCATGATGCCATTTACAAATGCATCAGGCGCCGAAGGATCGGCAACAATGTCTGCCGCCGTAGCAAGATAGAAGTCTTTTTGCACTTCTTGAACACCTTGCTTATTTGCCTTTAATGTTCCCATCCCGCGAGAGGAAACACCCAACTGAGCACCTTCTTTGATAAGAGATTTTACAATATTACCATGGGGCGTATCAGTTATTTTTGCTCTTCCCACATAATTACTTCCTTCTTTTACTAAAGAAGTAATCATATGACTAACTCTATCAAGGTTGATAGTGGGACCATCTGGATGACCAAGTTCACCGAATGCTCTCTTTTTGTCAATATATTCTTTTGTGTACCGCTTGACTTCATTTTCCATCACTGCGTTGGGATATACACGTCCATTTCTATTTTTAATATCTGCCTGAAGAAATACTCCTTCAATATACAAATCTTTACCCTTTCCCTCGGTAATGTATTGTACAGATTCATTGATTTCTGATATTAGTCTCATTTCTTTTTCCTATTTCGTGAATTTCGATTTAACCTTTCCGCCGTATACTTTATTAGCATTACGAATCTTCACTTTATTTCTACGAATCCACTTCTTTCTAAGTTTAACACGTTTAACACGATTACCCGCTTTTCTGCGGTCAATCTTGGCCATACGTTTTACTGAACGGTCTTTGAATTTATTTAGGTCTTTCTTTCTTTGAGTAAGTCTGCGCTTGTTAGTGTTTCGTGCGACATATCGTTTGATTTCATCAAGGACATCTCCGAATGTTTTTTCGCCTGCTTCGCCATCAAATTCGATTGACTCTTTCTTATCTTCAGGTTCTGGTTCTTCGTCATCACCTTCCCAACCTGCGTCTAATGCATCATAGAATTCTTTTTTCTTGTCGCCTTCTAATTCTGAAGGAGACTTAACTCCGAATTTCTTGAGCATAGTATTGACAAATTTCTGATATGCTTCTTTGCCGCCCGATGCTTCATAGATATCAGAATCATCTTCAGAATCATCTTCGTCACCAACATGCCATACAGCACCGCCGTTCGCCGCTTCTTCAAATTCATCACGCTCTTCTTCAGAGAGTTTGTTCCACTCTTCTTCAGTGAATTCATAGGTTTCGAATTCTTCTTCTGTTATTTCTTCTACTAAATCTATGAAACTTTTCATATTAGTCTTCCGCTGTTTGAGGTGCTCCAGCAACAACATCTTTTTTAAATATTGTATGTGCTAGGTCTGCTTTGGCACTTGCTAATTTAGCACTAAGTCTTTCAGATGCTTCCTGACGGAACGCATCACGAAATGATGTGCCTTCACCATTTCTTGCTGATTGTATCATTTTTTCTAAGTTAGTCATAATATTCTCCTATTAACTAAAACCTTGAATTATTATCGTCATCATCGTCTTCTTTGGGTGCTTCTGCTTTTTCTTTATCCATGACTTTTTTCATGTCTTCGATATCTTCATCAGTTTGCATAAGAATATTCTTCTTAACCCATTCAGCACTTAAATACTTACCAATCATTTCAGAACGCCCAATGGTATCAACCATTTCGATACGTTCTTTCATCATTTCAAGTTTCTTAATTTCGGAGAAGTAACTGTCATCAGAGAATACAAAATCCATACCCTCTTTATAAACATTCCACTCACCCTTGTCGATAATACCCTTTGCAAGTAACTGTGTTCTTAGCAAAGAGTATAATAAATCCGAAAATCTTTTTCTTAATTTAGTAACAAACTTGGTAAACTTAATTTCATCACGAGACACTTCACCGCTTCGTGAGAAACCCCACCCGGATTCTGAATCCATTCTAGAAGATGGCACATGTAGTGCCTGATAAACTTTCTTCTGGAAGTACATTACATCATCCATATCACCCAAGTTTTGCCCACCCGGTAGGGTTGTTACTTCTGTTCCTCGACCACCTTCTTTACGAGGTAACCAAAAATCTTCCATCATGCTCATAGTGTCTTTACCATTATTCACACTACCAGTTGATGCATCATAAACCATCTTGTTTTTGAATTTGTTCATGATGTTTCTTAGATACTGTTCTGCTTTTGTTTTCGGCAGATTACCTGTATCAATATAGAACACCCGTCTTTCTGGTGCCCTAGTTATTCTATAAATTACCATTGCGTCTTCTAACATACGCAATTGATTAATAGGTTTCATTGCTTTATGTAGATACGATAAAACAACTTCTTTTTCTGAGTCAATTAAACCAGATGTAGCAGTTGCTACGCTTTCAGAGGCAACTTTCAAAGTCTGCATCATACCACGGGACTCTGCTGTATAAATCCAGTATTCTTCCACGCCTGTGATTAATTCAACACCATCTTTATTTTTTTCTTTTGTTACTTCTTTAATCTTTTTGATATTTGAAGCATCAATGTATCTTAATTCTTTTATACCTTTTTTGATGTTATCGCCATCAAAAATGATATGAAAGTGAACCGCACCATCAATATACCATCTTCTGAATATTTCTGGTGATGT